TTTTCAAGAGCAACCGAGGGTGTCTTCTCATACTCCTGCTTCGCTGTGAGCATGCGCTTCTTAAATATAACACGTTCGGCATACATCTTCTCCATTAATTCAGGAAGAAATCCCTTTACGTCCTTTCTATATTGTGCTCCATTAGCACATGTTGCATAATCTTCTGCAATATCAACCTCTTGATTTAAAAACCCCTCAACGCTTGCGCTGGGATGTCTAATCTCCCTGAGGGTCTCCGGCGAGATATTGTACTGCATGATAAGATGAGGGTAGAGAGAATTAAGATCAAAACTAACAACCCAATCATACTTTCCCGGAATCGGTTCTTTGACATATGCACCTGCGTACTTATCGTTTTTCTGTGATCTGTTCTTGGGAGGAATAACAATATTCCTCTTCTTTAGATAGTTATAAATTATAGTATCCCAAGTCCTAACTTGAAACATCACATCAATATAATTGACCTTAGCAGTATAAGCCATTGTCAATGCTAATTCAATTAATTTCATCTTGTCTTCCAAGCGGTCAACAAGTTCTACGTCGATGATGTTATAATCAACAAACTTTTTCCAATTTCCTCTATAGAAATCTTTAAAAGTATCAAACTCAGAGTGATCTAATTTCTTTTGTCCTAATTCTATTTGAGCAATATAATCCAACCTATAAGACTCCTGCGCCTTATATGTAAACTTCTTATATAATTCCAAATAATCTAAGGTTGTTAGTCCAGCAATATCATAAACATTAAACTGTCTACCTGAAATATAGACCTCCTCATGAGTAACCAAACCCCATGGAGAAAGAAGTTTCATCTTCTTATCACCCATGATTCTACCAATTCTACCACATAGGTATGGAATATCATACAAACGTACATTCCATCCAGTAATAACATCTGGAGGATTTTTAGACCAATGATATAAGAATGAGTTTAGCATAGAAACTTCATCATCAAAATGATAATAAGTTACATTATCTTGAGTAGGAGTATATGGTTTTCTTCCCCAGGTAGTAATCTCTTTAGTAGTATAGTCCTGCAAAGAAATAGTGAGCATCTCTTCAGAACAAGAATCTGGATCAGGGAATCCATGTTCAGCCTGAACCTCAATATCCATTGTTACTAGTTTGATCTTATTAATATCAAACTTAATTTCTTCCTCAGGGTATTTGTCAGAAATATATTGATAGACATACCTTTCATTACCATAGATATCAAACCCATCTATATCTTCATACTTCCTATAGAACTCTCTACAATCCCTAACTGATCCTGGATTAATAGGTTCTACATTTTCCCCTTCCAGAGTTTTATATTTACTTTTCTTCTTCGATTTAACAAATAATGTAGGAGAATATTCTTCTTTAAAAATTACTTTCTCCCCATTCTCATATCCACGTACTAGAAAGTTGTTTCCAACCATCTGAACATTAGTATAGAATCTCATTCTTTATCCAACAACTCTTCGTACTTCTTAGTAAGTTTAGTATTAGGATCAACAATAGTCAAGATTTTATCAGAACTAAGCATAAAAATATTCTGATTAGTAACGCCCAATAACCATGGCGATAAAACATCCTTCTCTTCTACAACAAAAGGTTCGGTTAATTTACAATCAGGTTCTCCTAATTCAGAAGATACTTCTTCAATCTGACTCAGAATCATCTGATGGTTCATCAACACTATCAACTTGAGGTTCTTGATTTCCATTTTTTACAGTTCCTTTGTCGTAAATTTCTTTTAATCTTTCTATTGGTTCTACTATAGTTATAACCCAATCTGCTACTACTGGAATTTTCTGATCTCTACTTAAAGGCATCCAAGGTGTAATTTGGATCTTATAAGGAGATCTATTCTTTCCATCCTTAACCTGATCACCAATAAGTTTTACAGTTCCAGGTTGATCAAATACATATCCAACAACCTTCTCATCAACAACCATTTCTGCAATATCTGCTATAACATCTTCACCAGATTTTAATAGTGCCAACTTAACAGTCATAGTAGATTTACCTTGTCATAGAGTTCAACAATTTCTTTACTAGGATCTGTAACATGTGATAGTAGATCTTTTAATGCTACTACCTGTTCAGCCGTAAGAGTAAGTCCTCTATTTGTAGTAGAGGGTTCAAAATTTGGTCTATAATTAGTACCAACTGCGGGATAAGGATCTGCCATAATTCTCTATTTACCTCTATATATTCTAACAACAAAAAGAAGATCAGTCAACTGGATAAGGATTTTCCATCCAATATTGCGTCTTAATTTCCTTTCTTTCTACTTCCCCTATAACCCCACACCTCCAACCATACCTCCCAGTTATAACCTTTAAAACTTTTTCTACTGCTTCAGGAGGAACCACTAAACAATATCCTATTCCCAAATTAAATACATTTCTCATCTCCTCCTCAGATACATCACCATCTTTAGCAATCTTCTGAAAGATATCTGGACGTGGCCAACTATCATAATCAACATTTGCAGTATATCCTTTAGGCAAACATCTAGGAAGATTCTCAGGAATACCCCCACCAGTAATATGAGCCATAGCATGAATAGGAGCAGCTATAGGATCTCGTATATATCCAAGTCCTTTATATTCTTCTCTCTGTGGGTTAGTACCATACAATAAAGCATTTACACAATGAGCATAAATCTTAGTTGGTCGAAGTAACTCAAAAAGATCAATATCATGAAGAATACCTTGAGACCATAATTTATTAATTAAACTAAATCCATTACTATGAAGTCCATTACTTTCTATACCAATAATCTGATCTCCTACTTTAACTTTGCTACCATCAACTACATCATCTTGATCTACTAATCCAACACAAAATCCAGCAAGATCATATACACCTTCCTCATACATTCCCGGCATTTCAGCCGTTTCTCCACCTAAAATCACCATTCCACCCGCTTTAACTGCACTATTCATACCTTTAACTACATGCAACAACATTTCAGGATCAATTTTTGCAGTTGCAATATAATCCATAAAAAACCACGGATAGGCGCCACTTGTTATCACATCATTAACGCACATAGCAACCAGATCCATCCCAACCCACTTATGAAGCTTGGGATCATCAGTGGATTGTACTAAACGAAGTTTAGTTCCCACTCCATCTGTACCAGCAACCATTACCGGTTTTTTAAAAGCATATTTACTATCAACTGGAGGGAGAGGCATCATGCCACTAAAACCTCCATAACCACCTACTACCTTCCTAGTAACTTCTTCGTATTCATATCCAGGAAAAGCTTGGGAATCTAATATATATGGTTTGATTTTTTCTACAAAAGATTTTCCGGCTTCTATATCCACACCAGATTCTTTATAATCCATAATTGTAAAATAATTTAAAATTATAAGGGTAAAAAGAGGACCAAGGCGGTCCTCTTTCCGATCTCGAACTCATTTTTATTTAGAGCCAATCATGACGGGCATGATGTTCAGGAACTACTTTACCTAGATTAATAGTAAGAAGTCCATCTTCAAAAATAACTTCCTTAATTTCAACATCATCAGTAATAGTCCACTGTCTCTCAAAAGATCTATTAGCTAATCCCCTATGAGAATATTGAACTTCTTCTGATTCTTTTTCCTTTGATCCTTCAACAAAGAGTTTACCGTGTTCAGTGTAAACCTTAACTTCATCCTTTTTAAATCCAGCAAGAGCAATCTCTAATCTAGATTCTACATTGTTTACTTGAATGAGATTATAAGGCGGATAACTTTGTTGTGTACTCAAATTGAAAAAATTATCAAAATAACTATCTACTCCAATACTATTCTTCGCAATCTTCTCCATTAAACCTTCAAGATCAGTCGTCCGATAACGTGCTAGGTTTCCCATGATAGTAGCTCCTTTACTAAGCGAGTTTGTGATTTGTGGACCCTTACGGCATCCAATACTATTTAAACATAAACACCTAAAAATGTCAGTGTGGAATACCCCATATTTTAGTACAGTAATCCCTAATAGATCTATCTGAAGAGAAAAATCCAGACCTGGCAATATTAATTAAAGACATTTGATTCCACCTATCACGATCCTTCCACGCACTCATCACACGATCATGAGCATCCAAATAGTCAGAAAAATCTGCGCATACGCAAAATGGATCATGATGAATTAAATTATTAACCAAAGGTTCAAACATTCTTCTATCACCATGACTGAAATGTCCACCCTTAACCAGATTAATTACTTCCCATAACTCATTACTCATATGACTCTGAGGATTATATCCATTCTTCCATAAATTTGCTATACCCATTTCATCTTGACCAAATAAGAAGAAATTTTCTTCTCCGACTAAATCACGTATCTCTACATTAGCACCATCTAATGTGCCAATAGTAACAGCACCATTCATTTGGAACTTCATGTTACCTGTACCTGATGCTTCTTTACCAGCAGTAGAAATCTGTTCTGATAAATCAGCAGCAG